CTACAAAATTTCCCCCTTAACTCATTAGTCTAGAGAGAAATCTGAAGAAGTTGTTTTTCCTGGTACAATATCATCTTCACCAAAACTTTGTACATTATTTACTTCAAGTTTCTTAAGATGTTTATCAGCATTATAAATTAATACTTTGCCAGCTTCTACTTCAGCAATTGCATATTTATTATTTTCTGCTTTTGGCAACCATAGATCATAATTAGTATAACCTGTTTTGCCAACATATTCTTTACCAGCAACACAGAATTCTAAATATTTATCTTTAATAGGTGCAGTTTTATTAAATGCTTCTACAAAGTCTTCAATAGTTTCATGCTTGTTATGTTGAGCTTGCATCCATTCATTAATTCCTGCAGTCTTGCAAAGATTTTGTAAAAAGATTAGAATAGATCTATCTCTTTGTATTTTTTGACCAGATTTAGTTTCTCCATCTGCATATGCATACTGAGAAGCTTTAACTTTACCTATCTGACCTGCAAAGTGTCCTTTATCAGGATTGTCTTTATCAAAAGCAAAACCTTCAAAACCTTCTATAGGTTCAGTTTCTACATGCAGTATCAAATGATATGCATTGTCAATAAATTTAAATTCTTCTAGTTCAACACCATTAATTTTTAATACATGGTTACCTGGACTAATTGTTTTTGGTATACCGGATCCACCGGTACCAAGATCTTCTGTACTTAACGCCATTTTATTTTACTTTTTAATTATTAAACAAATACTTTATTCCATGATGTCTTTAGAACACCATCAATCATCTCTGTAATTACTACTTCTTCATTACGTAAGTGCTCAGGTCTTGCACCACAAGTAACTTCTTCATTTGTCTTAAAGGACAAAATAGTCTTGTTACCTTTTCGGTACATATACCCAATTGCATCAGCATTAGCACAAATTAAAGATTTAATTTTACCAGTTAAGTCTATGTTAGCAGACATAACCATTTCACCTTTATCATCAACTACTTTGTCTTTAATATGACCAGATAGGATGATTGTAGGTGCTAAGGTATCAATAAAATCTAAAACTTGAAAGAATGCTTGACGGATATATAAATATCCAGCACCATTTGGAAGAGTAACTACTGTATCACCATCAAAGTTTTTACCCATAGGGGTTGCTCTGTATAGTTTAATAGCCAGAGGCATGATCATATCTTCTAATGCAGTTACAGTATCAATAGTAACATACTTATAAGGATTACCTGCAGCTCTAATTGCTTTACCTGTATCCAGTAACTCTTGTAAATTACTAATTTTTACTTTTAATGCTTCAACATAATCAGCACCATTTTCTAAATCTAAAATTAGATTATCTTCTAATCCTGCATATGCAGTTGTTTTACCAGTCTTTGGCTTAGAATAAATCACAATTCTTTTAGGATTCTGTCTCTCAGCTTTGACCTTTTTAGTTGGAAGTACTATACTCATATCTCACTTTTTGTTTGTTTAATCAAATCATTTAACCATGGTCTAGCACTAACAGGTTTCATTAGCATAATAGCTGCAAGATCTCTGATAGTAATTTCTGACAATGGTACATCTGCAATTTCTTCATTAGAAATTTCTATTTCTGCTTTTGGAGGAAATGTTTCTTCAAAATCTGGAAATATGCTTAATGATTTTTGTAGTTGAGGAACTTCTAGTTTAGCTTCATCCTTTCTCTTTTCATAAAGAGCATAACTAATCTCTTGTCCTGTATTTAAAACTGCTACACATTCATTAACAGGAACAACATATGTAATATATGTTTCTCCTTTATCATTAAAATTTTCTTTCTTTTCATATTCTTCAGAATAGAAAGGGTTACTTTTAAATTTAAATAAAGGTCTGTCACCATACATAGGTGTTATGTCAACAGTTTTACCAGAATCATCAGATTTATTATCATAGAATTCTACATAAATATCTTCACCTTTTTTTAATTCCCATTCAAAAAACTGGACATGCCTACCATACTTACCTTTCTGGAAAAATGCTGTTTTAATAGTGAAGAAGGGGTCTGCAATACCAATATTTTTAAAAGTTGGCATGTGATGAGTAAAGAATTCTCTTTCTCTATCTTTTCTAAAATTACTCATATTTATTAATTTATTTGTATTTTTTGCTTAGTTGCCTGTGGAGGAGTGGGTATTTCAATTATTTTCATTGTACTTCTATCTAGCTTAAAGAAGCTTATCCTTGTGGTACCATTTCTAGATTTTAAGAAATGAAAAACCAAAATATCTGGATCTTCAATTAAAAACTTTTCAGGACCATATTGTCTAATTTTTCTTATAGAAGGTTTATTCATACCCATAACAACATCAGCATGTTGTAATAAAGAATCAGAACCATAAATATCAGAATCTAATACATAATTACCATAAGAGCCTTCTTCTTGTCTTTTAGGGTCATCTATATTTCTGTTTAATTGACTTAAAACAAGAAATGCAATAGGATATTTTTTCTTCATATGGGTCAAGGCTTCACCCAATGCACCTAGCATATCAAATTTGTCTTTTTGTCCTTTACCAACTTTAAATAAAGCTGAGTGATCTATAGTTACTAACATGTTTGTGTAAGTACCATCAGCATTTTTATACTTTTCCATTTCATAATGGATTGTGGCACACATCTCATCAATAGTACATGAATCATAAACTACATTCACAAAATCTTTTAATTCTGTAGATTGGTAATACTCTAAACATTTCTTATAGACTTCTTTATCTACAAGAGCTCCTCCCTTACTCATTAATGTATTGTAATCAGAACCTGTTTGTAAGCTAAATTTTCTTACTCCGCTGGTTTCATCAACCATTTCCATTTGAAACTTTAATACTCTAAACTTTTGCTCAGGATTCATAACAATGATATCACTGATTAATTGTTCCATAAATAAAGTTTTACCTGTTCCAGGTCTAGCACCTACTAAGGTGATAGTTCTCCATTCTAATCCATCACAAAAAGCATCATTAAACTTGGGCCAAGCACTTACTAAAGAAGGTAATCTACCTTCTCTTCTAGCTTTCATTTTAATTAATGCTTTTTCTAAAGCCTGTCTTTCACTAATTGGTAGTAAAGGTTTAGCCCCGTTAAATTGCTCTGACATTTTTATTGTGGATTTATATTTAAACTATTCTTTTTTGCTTGATTGTATAATTGGTGCATGGCAGTTATTATAATTTCAATAGCAAAATACTGCATAAATGATATACTAACTATAAACAAATTCACAGTATAATAACTAATTATACTTCCCACAACAGCAATCATAAGCAGTAATCCTTTTTTCATACTACATTTTCTTTAAAATAAAATTGACCTTCATCAGTACCTGTATTAATAAATTCACAATATGTAGCAAGATCAGAAACAAAAGTTTTATCTATTTCTTGCTTTCTTATAAAATATTGTGCAGTTCTCATAAATTCATAGTTTTTTAAACTATATTCTGTTACATACTTTTCAGTAGCTATAAGTATTGTTTCCCATGAATAATCATATATTTCAAAAAACCATCTAAATGCACCTTCTAAATTTTTTGCATTTACTCTTGCATATTTACCTGAAGAGAGTTTTTTATTAGGGAATATTTCAACATACTCCTGTATCTTTTCCAGAAATTCTTTACCCATTAAATCTTGTGAAGTTTTCTTTTTAGACTTTTTGAAAAAACTATCTATTTCAGACATAAAGATAACACTTTTACTTGTTAATTGCAAGTCCTGTGTTACCCAACTATCTGATTTTAGCTTTACTAATTGTAAGTCTTTGTTTACAAATGATTTGGGTACTATTCTTTCTTTAATGCAGTGTAAAATATAATATGCATTTGGGGTTAAATTAACTTCTATTAGTTTATTAAATATTTCATCCATCTTACCACGTTATTTCATTAGCACTTGCATTCTTTACAACAGTTGATATTTTATTAAATATATCATTACTATCCCATTTAGATCCACTATAAGCTGCACTAGCAGGATGTTTTACAAAAAACTTATGTTCTGTATTTGTAGTTAAATCTGACCATTCTTCAGCTTTTTTACCTAAATATGCATAAACTAACCCGGGATTATAGTTATTTAAATAATCCAATAGATAAGCAGTAAATGGTTTCCATATATCATAATGGCTACCAATTTTACCTACTTCAACTGTAAGAGCTGTATTAAGCATAAGTATACCTTGATTAGCCCATCTTTTTAAGTCAACATCAGTGCTTATTTCATGACCATTATATACAGTTCTGTTTACTTCTCCTAGAATATATCTAAGACTAGGTTGTAAATTATCTGTATTACTGCAACTAAATGATATTCCATCTGCTATACCTAACTGTGGATAAGGATCTTGTCCTATAATAACTACTTGTAAATTATCATACGGACATTCTTCAAATGCTCTAAACACTTGTTTTAGTGGTGGAGTAAATCTTTTATCTTCTTGACTTAGTGTATATAACTTTGTAAGTATATCATCAAATTCACTACTAAATATAAAAGATTTAAAAATTCTATCCCAACCACTAGATTCAAGTTTGTTAAACATTTTTTGTTTAATTTCTTCTAAATTCATTTTTTTCTTATTTTTGATAAAAAAACATTATGGCTTTAAAATTCAAAGAATTAAATGATGATGCACTCATTGACATAAAAGTTAACAAAGCATATTATTTAATGGCAAAGAACTCATTATTTTATCTATTAACTCAAATTAAAGATGAGCAAAATAGAGAACAATTAATTAAAGACACTACTTCTATAGAGTATAAAGATATGAGTGATTGGCAAAAAACATTTCATACATTAACTCTTCTTATTGCCGAGATAGAAAAACAAGCTAAAGATAAACAATTATATACTGAAAGAGAAGTTCTCCAACCAGGAGATGAAGGTTATGTTGAACCTAAGCAAGATTAATATTAAACTGCTCTCTACCTATTTGTATACAAGCTTCAATAGCTAACATCAGTTCATCTTTACTACAATCTGCAAAAGATTTATCTGATAAACCTGATGCTTCTTTAATTACTCCTTTCATTTCATCAAAAGTATAACCAGATTCTTTTGCTAATTCTCTAATACAAGCATGTACTTTTGCAAGTTGTGCTTTACTATGATCTGCATTTGCTAGATCTATATACATTTCTACTACTTGTTCTTCAGAAATTTTATCTACAAATATCTCATAAGCAAGTTTATCTTGTGGACTATTGAAGATAAGTTTTCCATTCTTTTTTATAAACTTACCACTAAACATACTAACAGGTAATAAGATCCATAACTTCTAAAAACTGCATAAAATGATCTTTAGATTTTATACGTATAGCAGGTATATCAAAACAATTAAGTTCCCAATAATCATTCTGTACATCTGTATTAGGAGTACTATACAATACTATACTATCACATAATTCTTTTTGATATATATAATAATCATATCCATTCTGGCTATCCTTATCAAGTATATCTACTTTTTCAAAACCAAGGTCTATTAATTCTTGTTCTGTCATTTTTTATTTCTATTAAATGAATACTTTTTCTCAAACTTTTCCCAACCTTTTTTATCAAACTGAGTAACTAATAAATCCATCATAACTTCATCAGTATGTTCTGCACACATTCCTATACCCTTGATGTCCAAATCAGGACTATACCTTTTAGTTGCCGGAGCTCCACATTTAATACATTCCATATTATAATTTTTGATTACTAAATATCTCAGTACTAATTACATCTTTAATATAATTAATTTTACTATAGTTTTCATTATCCAAAATCCATAATCCTAAATCTTTTATTCTATTCTCTCTTAATGCAAGAATAGAATATGCAAGTATATGAGCATTATCTTCATCTGAACTACTCAACATCTGGATCATGTTATCTTTCTCTACTTCAGTAATATAACCTGTTTTAAATAATAAGTTTAATTCTGCTAGAAAAATAAATGGTCTAAATGTTCCTATTTTGGTACCTGTTGCATACATATACCATAAATATCCAATATTACTATCTGTTGGTTTTGCAACTTCCCAATGTTCATTGCAAATATCCGTTATCATTTTCATGAGTTTAGGATCACTAAATGTTTTTATCATCCTCTTATAAATTTAAACATTGCTTGTAATTTCTTATGTTCTTCTACTAACCACTCTGGAGTAAATACAGTACCAACATGTAAAAACTTAACTACTGTATACACATCAAACTCATAAGTTATATCAACAACCCAGTACTGACCGTAACTGCTTTTAAATTCAATTCTTATATCTCCTTTACTGTACTTATGATGATCTTTAGGATTTCTATAGAACCCATACTTTACAAGCTTCTTACCTATTAGTTCTGTATCTCTGAGTGTCATAATTAAAATATATATCTAATTGTATTCCAAGGAATATGTTCATCATGTAACTCAACAAACTGCTTAATATAATCTGCTTTTCTGTTATGCTCATATCTTATATTCTTACCACCATACTGAGATACTTTACTCTCTTGTATTTTGGGTACCCAAAGTAATTCTTCACCTGGAAGTTTATGCTGTAGATTATACAGATGTTTCTGTTCATTATGAGTAAGAAATATTACTTCAGCTTTGACAGAGTTTTGTGGCCAATGATACATATAACAATGTTTGTCAATTATATCAAATAAAAACTCATATTCAACTAACCAATCATCATGTACTATAACAGGACTAAAGTTCAAGTGTACTTCATAGCCAGCATCAATAAACCATTTTACAGCTCTAAGTCTTTCATCAAGAGAATTTGTATTAGGTTCAAGTATTTTTCTCCATTTTTCAGGCATCAAACTAAATCTTATTCTAATCTTACCTTCTGGATTAAATAATAATAATTCTCCATTTACATACTTAGTAGCAAATGAACCCATAGCAAGTGGATGATCTCTAAAGAATCCAAAGATTGTCTTCCATTCATGATATTTAGCATGTAGAGCAAAGTCTTCATTACAAGAGATATCATAGGTTACATACTCTCCTGTTTGATTTGGTTTCTCTACTGTAGAAAAATAAGCATGTGAGTTAATTTCTGTCAGGATATCCATAGTATTTGTAGCTACAGATAATCCTTCCGGCTTATGTCTTTTCATATAACAGTAAGAACAGTTATATAAACAGCCATGACCAAAGGAGGGACTGATAAAATCAGTACTCCTCCCACTAGGTCTTATAATCATAGATTTTCTAGTAACTTTTTCAATTACCATCCTATTCTAACTTAAGTTAATGTATCAATAAAAGTTTTTCTTGTTTTTACTCTATTTAGATCATATTTAGGAGGAATTATTTCAGCTTTAAATCCTTTATAATTAAATTTATTTTCTCCTCTTAAATACTTTTGTATAAAAACAGAATAATCTTGATTTTCATCTGCTCTTTTTCTACGGTAATGTTGTTTAACAAAATGAATCATTCTCTTTTTATCTTCAAACTGTAACAAAGAAGTTTTATAAATCTCTGATAATATTTCAGGATTTATAGGTATTACTAAACCAATATTATCATATTCTTTAATGTATATAGACCATTCATAGTACAATGATAATGCTACTTGATAGGACATACTGATTCCATTTATAACTTCTGCTGCAGAATCAGTACCTAATTCCATAATACTTTTATTAGTCTTGTAATTTGGGTTTAAAGATATTGGTTTAGGTAGATCACTTGGACTATTAATGCCATTAAAGAAAGAAGGATTTACTTCATAACCTTCTTTTGCTGTATAAAAAGACTCTGTATCTTTATTATAAAAAGCAATTGATTTTTCATAAGCATATTTACTTTTTATAGACAAATTTCTTTTTTCTACTGATGTTAACTCCTTATACTTTTGAAGAGAAATAGTATCTGATACAATCATAAACTTTATGTTCAGATTTGGAAACATTTCCGGTGTAGCTTGTAACTCACCAAAAGGTTTAAGATATTTTAAGTCTTCATTTAGTGATCCAGACATTAAATAAGCTTTATCAAAAGTATTTGCTGTTATATTAGCATCATTACTTAATCTTATTTGCTTAAATTTACCCTGTATCATTAACATAGACCATTCTAATTGTTCTTCAAAGTCATTACCTATAAAGTCATTAGTTATAGCTTTTTCAAACTGTTCATTAGAACCTATTAAGTCTGCATTTAAGTAAGATTTATTTTCCATCTTATTCTGATTTAAAGGTTTCGTTGTAGTATTGTTCTGCATCTAATTTGCATTCTATACCATCAGGTACATTTGATTTCCAACATTCTACAAATGCATCCATTATCTGCTCCTTCTCCATTTCTTTGGCTTGAGTAAATAAATTTTGATAATACGGGTCATATTTATCTATTGTTGGTAGTTGCTCAATTAACCATTCTACGGCTGTCTTCATTATTTTAAAGCTTCTAATATATTTTCTAAATTCTTTTTAGTCAAGAAGAAATTAGCTCCTGAAGTAGATAGGTTTGCCATGTTACTACTACATCTTAAGAACCATAGTTTACCATCTAACTCAAAGTTTATTTCTTTGTTTGTTTCTAAGGCTTGGTAAAGTATATTAAAAAAATCTAATGCTCCTTCTTTTTTACCTAATGATATGTATTTAATATCAGTTATATATTGATAAGAAAGATTTTTGTAATACAAAGTATAATTATCAGTTTCTGATCCATAGAAATGCACTAGCTTAGGTAAACCTGTAAGTTTACTGTACCATACTGTACTGTCTTTAGCTGCTTCTCTTACTACAATTTGTGAATAAGCTGATAAACTTAATCCTAGTCCTAATGTTAAAAATAGTTTTTTCATTTTTTTGTTTTTAGTTATTTATTCTTACTTTTTGGTTTAGATTTTTCTAAACACTCATTACATACCCATACTCCTATCTGTTGCATCTCTGCTACAGATTTATCTGCATGACATGAGTAACATCTTTTCTTTACTTCTGTCATTTTAAAGGTTATTATCTCTTTGCTTATCTTCTTTGTAACTAATCCAAAAACCAATAGCAACAATGATATTCATACCAAATGATGCTAATATTTCATAGATATCTTCATAGACATTTATAGTCAGGTGAACATGGCCCACCATCCAAAATGGTATGGACAAGTTTTGGCTTATCCATACCACTAGATATTTAATAAAATTCTTCATAGATTTCTGTTTCTTCTTCTTATTATTCTATTGATATAAGAAAACATGCTATCAATTATAATAGCATTAACAAAAGAAACTAAAACTAAAATCAGTAATTTATATATTCCTGATAATTGACTAGTAGATACAAACATTAAAAATATCCCTGATATACCTACTACAGCTAATAAGTGTACAAATACAAGACTGTATAATATCCAACTACTAATCCCCCTCCTCATTATTTATCTTTTTCTTCTCTGAGTTTTCTACTGTACTCTTTTTCTGCTTGTTGTACTTCTCTAGTCTTTCTTGGATCTTCTTGTTGACACTGTTGTAGTCTTCTTTTTTCTTGTTCTCGTTCATATTCCTGCCAGTTATATATTTCTAATTCTTTCATTCTGACAACATCACTTATTGTCATTCCTTCTGGTATACCACCATTTGCATTAATAATATCAATACAGACTTCTTTCATTCGTCCCATACTTTAATAGCTTTAATTAATAAACTTGCTGCTGCTTGATCTATCTTAAGACCATTTACTTTTGCATAATTATTTAGTTTTTTATACACATCATTATGTAATCTAATATTTACAACATTTAATCTTGTTATTAATTTTTGATTCTGCCTATCTGGAAAATCATATGGAAAAGATAAATGTAAATCATTCACATTAGCAATAAATGATATATCATTTATAGTAATAAATTGATTAGCTAAATACTTAGAATAATTTACAGTAGATCTATCCATTTCAAATAAAGCAGCAATCTTAGTTTCTGACCAAGAATATTTAAAATAAAGAAGTGCAATTAAATAATTTCTTTTATCCAATATAGCTCTATCTTTTTTCTTCTTGATTTGTTCTCTTACAGTAGTACACTCTAAAAGAACAGAATCTACTGTATATTCCATATTTACATAAAGAAAGGAAACAATAAACCTTTAAATTCTGATATAAATGGCCCTATAAATAGAGTATCTATAAAATCATGTGTTTTTGAGTATAAATACCAAAAATAAAGTACATAAATCTGTGATACAAAAAGGTACACAGATAATAATATCATTGCTAAAATTTTCATATTAAATCAAATCAAGTTCTTCTTCTCTTACTTGTTCTTCTTGTAGTATTAAACCTTCTATAGGTAAGAACCTACTGGCATCATAATACTCATAAGGAAAAGATAGTGAACTAAGTTCTACTTCTTTTAATTTTAAACCAATTCTTCCGGATTGTAAACCCATATTCATAGTAGATACTACAGTATATACCATACCTTCTTGTATCCACTCAGAATCTGCAATTCTTTTAGGTTTATTGCTTGCATCAATACATATAACTTTCATGCTCTTCTACTTTTGTTTTTATATCAACAAATTCAAAGTTATCTTTTAATTCAAGCATTTCCAAGTAGTCACCATGTTTTACAACACATTTACCCTTGTTATGTGCTATTATTGCACATTGTTCTGCTTGAACTTTTTCATGAGTGCAGAATTTTATAAGACAAGCAATTATATACCCGTATGAATTAACATCATCATTATACAAAACTAATTTATGTGTTTTTGTATCTTCCATACATCTAATATAATAAATTTTGGGGTCAATATAACTTAACCCCAAAATCTTTCCACATTATTTTACTCTGGTCAAAATTTTCCAAAGCTTCTTTAACCCACTTCTCATCTATTGTATTCATATAACATAGTATATGTACAATAGCTTTTTCATCAGGATTAAGCCGGAGTAATCTACCAATTCTTTGTGCTGCTTTTCTCTCATTACCATAGGCATGCATAATAATACCTTGTCTAAGGTTAGGGATGTTTACACCCTCATTAAGTTGCAGTACAGTTGAGAGTTTAGTAATCTCTCCATCTTTAAATTTTCTAAGATTATCTTCAGAATCTACATTAGCACTATGATAACTATGATCACATAATCTATCTGCCTGAGCTTGAGTATTAGCAAATACAATACACTTATTACTAATACTTTCCATTAATTTTTTAGTGTATATTTCTTTACTAGGATACTCCATCATAGCTTTCATTCTCATAACTCTGAGCATATGCATATTTCCTGACCCTACATCAATTCTTCTAGACCAGTATGTATAATTAGATTCTTCATCTGTCATAAAGTTTTTGTTACCCATTTTAACTGGATAAACTTTCTCTTTAGTTAGATGAATCTCATGTACAACAATCTGGTAATCATTTAGTATTCCATTCTCTACAGCATCATCTGCTTTAAATGTATATACTACTGGACAGAATTCATTTACTAATTTACCTTTTTCTGAATAACCACGTTTTGGTGGAGTACCAGTTAAACCTAGTATTTTACCACCATATAATTGTAAGAATCCTCGGTGACTATCTAACAAACTATGAGCTTCATCTAAATACACAGCATTATAGTCATGAGGATTGTGTTTATTCAAACTTAAATAAGTAGTAAACACCATTCTACCTAACAAATATTCTTTCCCAAATTTTTCTGCATCATCTTTCCAGGACTGAAAGATTGCTTTCTTTGGAGCAACAATTAATACTTTCATCAATGGAGTAGTATTACGTTCTATATGATTCAAACCCACCAGGGTCTTTCCTACACCAGTACCTAAAACTACACTACATCTTCTTTTACCATCAGTTGCTGCTAATGCTTCTAATTGAACCTCATCTTTTGTCATTTTGTTAATTTAAATATTTGTTTTCTAATATATTGACCAGTCTCATCTCCACTAGACATAAGCTTAATTGTTTTAATATGCTTATCAATATTAGCCATTACTTGTGTATGATTATAGTTATCATTATAAGCTTGCATAAAAGCATTTAAAAATTGAAACTTAATAGCTCTATCAGCCATACCAATTGTTAAAAAGATATCATTAAATACTTTACACATGTCTTCTGCTTTTGTATTGGTTATTTTAAAGTTTCCAGTTTTAATAACACCTGTACTATGTTTAATAGCCCCATTATTAACACCAATAATTGCAAGCATTGTAATCTCAATATCATACATATTCTTCCACTTAAACAATTTCATGTAATCTGGTCGGATCATTTTCCATGCATGTATATAATCCATTAAATCCCATGATTTACTTGAGTTGTTTAAATATGCCATTTTTTCAACCAAATCTTCTTCAGACTCAACATCAATTTCTATATATGGTATTGGCATACCTTCTCTTTCTAGTGCAGTAGATGTATGTTGACCATCAATAATATATTTTTTCTTTTTACCATCTATAAGATCAGTTGATGTACATATAATAGTCTTTAAACATCCTTGTAGTCTTAAACTTGCTACAAGTTTTTGAACATGTTTGCTATCAATATCTCTATTCATAGGTAAAATAGAAAAATCTGAACAATCTTTTGCATACTTAATCTTAAGTTCTTTTCCAATCATTTTCATAATCATAAATTTTAAATCATTAATAAATTATTTTAACCAATTCATTGTTCTTGCTTCTGTAGGATGAGCATGAATCCAATCATGACAATTTCTACAGACAGCTAACCATGTACTCTGAACCAAGTAAAAAGCATCTCTGTTACTACCTGCATAGGTATGGTGAATATCAGTAGCATTATGACTACATCCATTCACCTTTACCTGACACAGGCTGTTCACCAATAAATGTTTTTCTCTTAGTTTAAGATATTCTTGATCTTTCTTTTTTCTTTTAGAAGAAACCCGAGGGATAGCAGGGTTTGTTGGTTTTTCTGCAGTATCTGAATGTTTTTGGCAACTCCAGCAATATTTACAGTATCTGAATCCCTCATGGTTCTTCCATATAACAGTTGTTTTACCACAACCGTCACATTCTTTAAGTTTTACTTGCATTCTTTAACATTGGTAGACTAATAGGTGCTTCTTTTAAACTTAAAAAGTTTTTAGGAAGTATACCTTCAGCTATAAAGATAGTAATAATATCATCTTTTGATATATTTAAATCTTTAAAAGTTAAAGTGTTCTTAAACTTCTCATCTGTCTCTGTTTCAGATAGTAAAATATCTGTAATAGGGCTTTTTGGAAACAAAGTTTTAAATAAAAGATTAGTATATTTAATAGTAAGTTCTTGCTTAAACTTATTTAATACTACTTGAGCTCTCTTATAAACATTAATAATTCTTTGTTTCTTTTTGCTACACATTGTAGCTAATTCTTTTTCAGTTAGAACATCTATACCATATAGTACTCTTTTGTACAAATAATTCTGATACTGTGAATACTGATCTTGTTCATATTGCATGTAGGTTTTACCTGCACTTAATTGATAATCAGTTACATTTTGTTTTAGCTTTTCCATTTTCATATACATTTTTTTAGTTAATAATAAAAACAGGGGGATGACTCCCCCTTAAATCATAAAGTAAATTCTTCATTAGGTTTTATGGATAAATCATCCTTTACCTTATTATATGCTATTGATAGTTCATCACTGTTAGTGTGTTCTATAAATTCATCTTTTGCATTAGAATTATAGGAAAATCTAGTTCTTCTATAGATAGGTTTACCATCTTGTAAACATAATATTCCTGTGCTTCCTGCTTTTTTAAGATGTCTGTCAGGATCTTTTTTGTCAAAAGGTGTTAAACTTTCTTCAATAATAATCCTACCTTCAATTTCTTGACCTGGATATGAAAATCCTGCAATCTTTAAATCCTGAATAGTTCCATGTATAAGAGCAGTAACAGTTTTGCTCTCTATCCAATTGTTTTTTTGGCTTGTAAATATTCTTGTTTGTTCTACACGAACATACCCGTACTGATCAGGATTTTTATTAGATTGTATAATAACACAACCTAGACTGTCTCCCAACACTCTTACTTTGCTTTCCATAAATAATAAATTGAAATTGGTAAATACTATTGCCTGTGCAATAAGAAATAGCAAGTGCTATATATCCAAATTGTCTGATAAATCTATAATATCATCAAATGGTGTATCATCACAATAATTATCATCACTTTCATCTGCAGGCAGATAGTCAAAGTCATAGTATTTTTCTTTTGTATTTTCTATAACTGCTGAATCTGCAAAAGGATTTGTAATGTGATCACCGGAATCTAAAGACATCAAGTATTGTATATCTTCTTCAGTAAGTTCTAGATATTGTTCTATAGTTAAGTAAATGACTTTCCCATTTGGGAGCTGATAGTACATTATAAATACATAAAGTTTAGTAAATGTATCATATTTAAGAGTACATTTATAACATTAGTATTTAAATTTTGGCATTATATAGCTAAACAATGAAAAGGGGTATTGCTACCCCTCTATCATTTGGTCAGGAAAAGCATATTCACAGAATACACTTTCTTAAAACTCTTCAACAACTTCTAAATCTTTTGCTTGAACATAAGTACTGTCTTTCTTTGTAGTACCATTGTCTAAAACATCAGTATACTCAATATGATATTGACTATACTCATGAAAGCCTCTAAATTCTTTTACAGTAACAACAACTTTGTCATCATCATCAGCAAATTTTTCTCTAATAGCTTCTTTATGACTACTATAACCTAATTGGTTTACAGGTACTTTGCATAGAGTACCATTAGGTATAATATCAGGTAGTTTATTACCTAACATTAACTTAAAGAAATACTCACTTGCATGTTGACTTGTACATATCATAGGAGTAAGTAACTTAATAAACTCCTCAGAATTAGAATCCTTAATGATCTTACTGAGTGCTTTTGCTACATCAGTATCATCATAGTTAACACTTATTCTCATAATTAGTCATTTAACTTTCTAAATTCTATTATTTTATCTAATAGAGCTTGATTAAAGTTTGTAAAGAACTTTTTATCCATTATCCTTGTCTTTATTTTAACTACTCTTCTAGGATAAGCTGTTTTTCTACAGCCTGTAGGTAATAGATTACCATTGATGTCTTTAATATCTGCCCGGAGATTCATCCCTAGAACAGATGAAATAACTTTTATATCTCTCATTTTCTAAAAATATCTCTAAGACTTTTAAACAAACTATTTTCATGATTCTTTCTGTCAATTATCTTTTGTAATATTAATGAAACAAAGACAACTTCATTAGTATGTTTACAACTACTTACAACTTTTTCAAGAGCACTGTGTAATACAGTACTAGTATCATAAGCATCTATACATACTTGTAATAATTCTTCTGCTCTTTCATCTGTAATACCTAAATTGTGATGTAACAAATCTGCTTCTTCATCAATAATAAGTAACTTATACTGACCATCAGTATTATAACCTTTTTTCTTTTTCTTAAATAGTTTTCCTAACCATTTCATAATCATACATTTAAGTTAATAAAAATAAGACAGACTATTACACCTTTTATCTGTCTTGATACGGTCAAGGGTGCACGCAACAACTAATAAGCATTCTCTTCTGTACCTAGACTTACCCAGGTATTATTTTCTTTTAGCCACATTTCACCAATATAACCATTAGGTTTTAACTGGTATTTGGCTTCAGGAAACTCTAATATAATAAATCCTAATGAACTTTTAGTAATCTCAGTAGGTTTATTATCTATAACTTCTATAACATTCATTACAAATTCTTTTTCAGATCTAGATAAGAAATCAGGGAGCTTCTCTTGACTCCCTGATGTAGTGATAAACATATTAAACATATAAACAATTAATTTCATAACATAAAAATCATAAACATTATACTAACTATAGCAAATACAACTAGTGCACCTATTGCAACGGTATTGAAGGTGTTAAACATTTTTATTTCAAGTTCTACTTCTTCTATAGCATCATCTATAAATGCAATTTGTGATTCTATTTCATATCTTCTAGCTTCATACCATTCAAGACTAGGTTCATAGATATGTAACTCTTCAAGTTCTTGCTGGTATTTTTCTCTTTTTTCTTTTAGTTCTGCTAATTTTGCTTCCATGACCAAATTATTTAGATACTAAATCATCATTTTGAGAATAGTCTGCCTGACTATAGGCATCACAGTGTACTGTACTAGAACAACTAGTTAAGATAACTGCTAAAATAAGTGCACATGCAAAGTACACTAATACAAGGTTAATTACTGCTTTTTTCATAATCATAAATTTTTAAATTATTAATTAAAATTGAGTGGTACTATTGACCGTACCACTCATCAAGATTTTCTTGTTGCTCTGCAAGCAATGCTTGGTCTAGCATATCTTGAGCAATATCACCACTAAGTCCTGACCAATGTCTAGGTTCTTTTGGTGTAGATTGAGCTCTCTTAGCTCTAATAAGCATTTTGAGAGTATTCCGGAGATGCTGAATGTCCATTTGGTCAACATCTATCTTTTGACCATTCTTCATAGTCCAATAAACTTTCTCCATAAGTATATATTTAAGGTTAATAATTAAGTTATATAGTGAGATTACTCTTCTTCATCCCACTGGTTTGGATCTTCTTCTCCATAAAGACCATAGTTAGTCCGGTCATAATGATCAGCATAAGATTCTTCATCATCATGATTACCATAAATGTATTCATACTCTTCAAAATAACAATCCATACATTGAAACCATTTACCTTCATGTGCACTGTCTTTTATAAGATAAGATTCTTCAGATTCTGTAATATCTTTATGACATTGACCGCAGATTAATTTTTCCTCCATAAGTTTATGTTTTAAGTTATTAATTAAGTTACAATAAGAAAAATAGTATTGGCTTTCAGATCTTCACAGCCCCGCACTATAAACGGACAATCTTTTTAGTTCTCATAATACTTCGGGTAGTTCAAATCCCTAGGTAGGTCAGCACTTAGAACTATACTTGTGCTTAATAGTTAAATATGCATGCCTCTTTCATGGTCACATGCTCCCAATACCCCTCTGCACTCAGTTGTAACATTTGGTTATAAGAAATTACTTCCTAACCTAGTTTAGACTCATAAAGTCCGTTGTGTATATCTATGATAAACATAGCATTACCTTGACCTGTGATCATTCAGGTTTATCAAGAAGGTATGTTACAACTGCCTGACCTTGGGAATCAGGAATGGTGCATTAATAAAAGTAGTTTAAACACTTACTTAGGTGTTTGAGTCTATTACAGGGTATGACTTATATCACATGTGTGAAACCATTACTCATCCAGCCATACAGACCTTTACTTCATGCTTCTCAATCCTGTTTTTATTACTCTAAATAATAAATGTAATAGCTACCTACTAAACAGAGTCTTGGTACAAACATTCATTTGCAACTGGTTATAAACCTCATCTGTTTTATAGTTGTGGGCATTACCCACCACAATTACCGTTAAGTAATTGGTTTATTAGCTTTTGTCTTAGTTTGTTTTTATGCCACCAAAACTATAGCTATTACAATAAATAAATGCCTACTAGTATATTAGTAGGACTATAAGACTTTGCTTAGAGTGTCTTATTATACTGTTCACCACTTAAGGGCTTACTATATTTTACTCAACCACAATATACTGTGTAGCTTATCAAGCTTAAATCATAAGATTTATTTATGTTTTACAGGACATAAATGCACTTACTACAGAGTTTTTCATTCTACTACAATGATTAGTTGTAAGAGACTACTGCATAGCTGTAACTATTGTAGTCTGCGTTAGTACTCTCACAAGGTTGCAACCCTTGACTACAGTTGATCAGACTGTAAATATGTATTACTTTATGTCCTATTTTTCAAGGCGTCACAATTAGATTCACTAATTGCTACTCAGTATATACATACTCTGCAATTGGATGAGAGTATAAAAACCACAAGTCAACCCCTGCTTTACAGAATGAGAGGTTATGCCTGAAACCTTGTGGTAAATAAAGATAATGCCTATCTGCTGTGTTAACTATGCTAAACAATAGGACTTTTACTATATGTGACCGGAAATATAAATCCGGAAGAAAGTACTGTAACCTAATAACTCCTATATATAGTAATAAGAGTAGGTAGTAGGAATTATTAGCTATATAAAAGTAAATGTATGTAACGGTCTGCAGAAAATAGTAGGTTTGTAAGACCAATAAAGGTTTGAGGAGGTTTTCACCCACTAAAACACTCACTCTCATTTATACAAAATCTGTTTACAAATTTGTGTACATTGGTATTTTTTTCTCCCGGGTCAGTATGCAACAAGTGTGCACTACCTATGCATTTATCCTTGTTTGGTGTATACTCTGCTGTTGATCAGTGTATGACCGGTGCTTGACCGCTACAATTAATATATTTTATTTTCTTTTAAAGTTGTTAGAAGCTATTCCGCAGGAATTAAACATTATGGTTCAGTTACTAAAAAAAATAGAACAGGATTTCTCCTGTTCTATGTTATACCCTATTACAGGGCAAGTTCTTCTTCAAGAACAATTGCATCAAAATCTGCATCAGAGATTTCTTTACCTGCAACAGCTGAATACAATGCAACCCAAGGTTTTCTTGCGGTTCCGTCAGCATTAAAACTACGGGAAATTCTTCCCAAGTAAGTTTGGCCTAATTCCATACCTTTGCTCAATGAAGTGGCATAAACAACTACACTGTCAAGTGTGTGTTTTACTCCGTCTAAATCATTGAAAGATACAGTTGCCAACTTGTAGTTTACAGTGTCACCTGCTCCATTTACATAGCTGAAATCCTGTTCAGACAAACGGCTTAATGTGCCTTTGTAATTAGCAACAAATTGCTTGTTACCGTTCTTTGTCTCTTCTGCTTTGAACTTTAATTTAATCATAACTTTTAAATTTTTGGTTAATAAATTATTTTTTATTACTTATAAAGTTGTTTAAAAGGCTGATGCG